CTACTTTACCGGGAACCCTGCACCACTGTTTGACTTCAACGACATTAGAGCCAAGGGGGTGTTGTTGGTCACGTCTGGTGGAAAGGCTCCGGGACCAGAACCATTGAAGGACGGACTCCACAACATCCAGAAGATTCTCGACAGAAAACATGCCGGAGAACGCCTGTCAACACTGGACGTACATGACATCATTTGCTTCATTGCCGACGTGGTGTTGAGTGGCGGCATTCGTCGTGCGGCCTTGATTGCCTTGTTCAGCTTAGACGATCATGACATGCTGTCCTGTAAGTTCGGAGATTGGTATGTCACGAATCCCGAAAGAGGCCGTGCCAACAACTCAGCCGTCATCTTGCGTCATGAGATCGAAGAAGACGTATTCTTGGACCTGTGGAAGAAGATTGAGTTGTCTGGATCAGGAGAACCGGGACTCTTCTTCACGAACGATGCCGAGTGGGGGTTGAATCCGTGCGGAGAAATATCGCTTCGGGCCAATCAGTTCTGTAATCTCGTCACGATCAACGTGGGCAACATAGAAACACAAGAAGAACTGAATGCCCGTGCCAAAGCTGCCGCCTTTATCAGCACCCTACAGGCCAGCTATACCGACTTCCACTATCTCCGACCCATCTGGAAGAAGGTCACAGAAAAAGAAGCCTTGATTGGCGTCAGCCCGTGTGGTATTGCCTCTGGAGGGTTTTTGAAGTTGGACCAGAAGGAAGCTGCCGCCATTGTCAAGGAAGAGAATGCCCGTGTTGCCGATCTTATAGGTATCAAACACGCCGCCCGTTGTACCACCGTCAAGCCAGATGGAACAGTGTCCTTGGTTCTGGGAACAAGCTCCGGCATTCACGCATGGCACTCCAAGCACTACATTCGACGTATCCGGGTAGGCAAGAACGAAGCCATATATACTTACCTCAAGATCAACCATCCGGAGTTGATTGAGGACGAATACTTTAAACCCCACCTTCAGGCGGTCATTTCGGTCCCCATCAAGGCTCCAGAAGGGGCCATAACACGCTCAGAATCGGCGCTGGAGCTTCTGGAGCGGGTGAGTAAGGTCTGGAAGGAGTGGGTCAAGCCGGGACACCGTAGAGGGGCAAATAAGAACAATGTCTCCACCACGGTCACGGTCAAGCCACACGAATGGGAAGAGGTGGGGAACTGGATGTGGACGAATAGAGACAACTTTACTGCTCTATCTGTATTACCCCTTGATTCTGGAAGCTATATCCAAACCCCATTCGAAGACTGTACGGAAGAAAAATATGAAGAAATGATGAAAACGCTGACCAAGATCAACTTGGACGACGTAATTGAAACTCATGACGACACTACTCTTGCAGACCAAGCAGCTTGCGCTGGTGGGGCTTGTGAAGTCGTCTAACCAAAGGAAACTTATGAATAAATGCTTATATTGCGAAGAATGCGAACTGGAATACCGAATCAAGCACGATGCAGACGACATATCTTATATCCCTGCGTTTTGTCCGTTTTGTGGGTTGGAACGAGAAAATCCAGACGACCAGTTCGACGTGGAAGAAGAGGCCGACGAAGAATAGGGTGCATAAATACATGGGAACCTTCAATCCCTTCCCATGCCTGTTTCGTTTCGAGCCACACATTCCATCAATTCTAAAACGTCTCCCGTTTCTCCCCGTGACGAGAGATTTAATGACGTATTTTTGAGTGGAGAATGGCATAGTAGACAGCCCACAACTACTACCACAACAGTAGCGCCCACCACTACCACCACGACGGTCGCGCCTACTACCACGGCTGCTCCGACGACAACAGCGGCCCCGACAACACAGGCACCCACCACGACTTCAACAACGGTGGCTCCTACTACTACTGTAGCGCCAACAACGACAAAGGCTCCGACCACGACGTTGGCTCCGACGACTTTGGCCCCGACCACTACGACAACCACAGTGGCTCCGACCACCACGTTGGCTCCGACCACTACACTAGCGCCTACCACTACGGTTGCACCGACCACTACTACGACCACCACTACGGCTGCGCCCACCACTACGGCTGCGCCCACCACAACAGTAGCACCAACAACCACCACGACCACGACACTGGCTCCGACTACTACAACCGTTGCCCCGACTACCACGACTACAACTACGGCAGCACCGACAGTACTTTTGTCTGAAGGATTTGAAGATACGAGCATCTCAAGTCGTGGTTGGTATGACGATACGAGTATTCAAGTCGATAGTCAGGCTCGTCCGGGGTCCAGTGGTACAAAGTCGTTGCTCTGGCATTGGAGTATAGGTGATGTTATGCCACAGGGTATTAGTACTACTCGCTTTGATTTCACTCCAACAAACTCAGTTTACACTTCATATTGGGTGTTATGTAGTTCGTCTTTTGTTCAAGTTGGACATCAGTTTTATCTTATCACAACTTCGGACAATCACTTTATTGGACCGTCTGTTTCGCATTTGACGACATATGATCAGTACATCTATTCTTCGCCAAACTTCTATACGTCCATTGAAATGGCCGATGTGCTCATGATCAATACGAGTAACATCAATGTAGATTTGACTGGGGTAACGGAAAGTCGTTCAGTTGATGGTGCCAATGGTCGTCGTGAAGTCAATGACTCAACCAGCACCGTGGTTTGGGATTTGTACAAGAATGGTACGCAATGGATGGATTCCAAGTCTTTCCAGTCGAATAATCCTATTTTCACGAATACGACAAAAACCAGTTGGCATCATATGGAATCGTATCAGCAACTGAATACCATTACTGCTGGAATTGGCAATCAGGATGGTATCTTCCAGTATTGGGTAGATGGTGTACAGATGTTCAATAGAAACAATGTGTATTTCCGCACTGGAGCTAATCCAACCATGCAGTTCCGTACTTTCCTATTGGGACCATATATTGGAGCAGGGGCTTCTCAAGATCAATCAATGTGGATCGACGACTTGTTGCTGAAAACAAGCGTATAAATACATGGTCATCCTCTCTTATTAAACATTATGCCATTTTCATTTAGAAATCCAAATAGTACACCGAAGACGGTTCCTATAGCTCCTCGTGATGAAGAGTTCCGTGACGTATTTTTGGACGGAAAATGGCATACCAGACAACCGACTACTACGTCTACAACGGTTGCTCCCACTACTACGTCTACAACGGCTGCTCCCACTACAACATCTGGACCGACGACAACGGCTGCTCCAACAACTGTCGCTCCAACGACCACCTCTACAACAGCAGCGCCAACGACTACGGTAGCGCCAACGACTACGGCTGCTCCAACAACGACATTGGCCCCAACGACGGTAGCTCCCACCACAACATCAACAACAGTTGCACCAACAACAACGAAAGCACCAACGACAACGGTTGCTCCGACTACGACACTGGCTCCAACAACTATAGCTCCGACGACCACTACAACGACCGCCGCCCCGACAACTACTGTAGCACCGACTACTACTACTGCCTCTCCATTATATCCAAACCAGCCGGGTGGTTATACTCGTCTTGCGGAAACTAATGATGCAGTATTGCCAAGTTCATCAGCAAACGTGTTGGCTGGTAAAGTCACGAATTATGGTGTAAGTCCGAGCAGTCTGCTTACTGTAGTCAGTGGTGGAAGTCTTCCAGTATCCTTCCCACACCAAACTTCGGCCATGAAGTTCATCTTTCAATCTGGTACTCCGGCAGGTTTCCAAGAAGTGGGAAGTAATTTCGTCTCGTGTTATTTGTGGGATAATGGAGCTTATCCGGGCGCAAATGGTGGTCCTGCGGCGAATGAATACTCAGCAGTTTATCAAAGTACAACATTCTGTGCCTATGGAAATGGAACGAACTTTGAAGTTCCGGGTGCTGGCGGCTTCAAGTTCTATATTCTTGGTAGCACATATAACAATTTGAATGCTGATAGTGGATTTGACCAGATGTTTGTGTCGTTGCGTGGAGTCTCCAAGACAACCAACGGCGCGTTGCCGGATACCTACACAGAGTTCTATGTTGATCTATTCACACAGAACTTTACGAACCAAGATTTGTTCCAGAATCTTAACACAACAAAACACGTTGTTGTCGGACAGGTACACCAGTTGGAAACGGTGATGACGATGGGAACCGACCAGCACGCTGACGGTACACTAAACATGTGGTTGGATGGCGTGCATATTGCAAGCTATACCAATTTACAAGTTCTAGATTCTGCCTCATCATATGGTGGTTCACCGGGAACTGCTGGATTTGACACTTTCTCTCTGTCACCGATTTGGGGTGGAGGCGGTGGTCCGAACAAGTCGCGCGATGACGTGATTTATTTCGGTCATATCTATATCAGCGGTATTTTCCTTCGTGCACGACTCTAAGTCAATATAAATCAATAAACATTACAATCTCAGAGAAATAGATGACTTCACTTACACGATTTGTTAATACTGTTGCGCACACAAGTGGAGACGGTACAACTAATGGAACTGGAAACGGAGGAACAAACTCCTTTGTTTCCTTGTCAGCGGCCATAACAGCGTTAGCACAAACGTTAACTGGAATAACGTGTACGATTGCTGACGAAGATGGTAATCTTACAATTGCTCTGGACATTATTTGTACTGGAACAGCCGCAGATACTATTAGCGTAGTAATTAATAATGCTGCATGGGTAACAAATGCTACTCATCGACTTAGAATACGATGTGATCAAGATTGTGGTGCAAAGTGGGATACGACAAAATATCATCTCTCTACTACTGTCGCAAACTTAGGTTCAATAAACATAGCGGCTCATCCCATTAATCTCACATTGCAAGATATCCAATGCGAAAACACAACGACATTAGATAATAGCCCAACTGGAGTTAGATGCAATGATGGAAGCGCTGTGGATTTGCATGTTATAAATGGATTTTATCGAATCACTGGAACTACAGGAGTGTTGGCTGGTATTCCCTCTGCAATGTATATTGATGAAAATGCGACAGCAGGATCAGTATTACATATGAGAAATACAACTGCGTCAAGTGATGGTGCCGGAGTTGTTACAGCATATCTTGGAGGAAATGATCAGTTAATTTATAATTGCACATTTGTTGATAGAGATGCAAGCGGAACAAGTACTGTATTTATTTTTGATCGTGGTGGCGCATCAACAGGAAGATATAAAAACCTTCTTTTGCAGGGATCGGGTGTAAATTATTCTCAAGCAAATGGAGCACCGACACAAACTGCAACCATTCTAACGAAAGACACAACATCACCGACTGTTGGACTACGTTCAAAAACTTGCACGTTTGTTAATGCCGCTGCATATGATTATCATTCCACTGGTGGCGATCCGTCAGTGGGTGCTGGTACAAATCTTGTTGCGGATGCATTCATGCCGTTTAATATTGATTGCGACGGCAATCAGAGATAACGGAGAATCCCCATGGCAACCCGTCCAACATTCAGCACACGAACCGTTCGTCCATTAGCAACACGTATTCCACCAAGAAGCGGAAATGATGTGTTTATTGGAGGAAACTGGTATTCGTTTCAACCAACGACTACCCTAGCACCGACAACTACGTTGGCTCCTACCACCATTGCTCCCACGACAACGCTTGCACCAACAACCACTACTCTTGCACCAACAACCACTACTCTTGCACCAACGACCACTACTCTTGCACCAACAACAGTAGCACCAACTACGTTAGCGCCAACCACAACCACGGTCGCGCCAACCACAACGACCACGACGTTAGCACCGACGACAGTACCGCCAACCACGGTAGCGCCGACAACCACAACTACCGTAGCACCGACCACCGTAGCACCAACTACCACGTTAGCACCAACAACAACAACTACTGTCGCTCCGACTACTACAACAACTACAACCACGTTAGCACCAACAACTACAGTCGCACCGACTACAGTAGCGCCAACAACTACAGTCGCACCGACTACAGTAGCGCCAACAACTACAGTCGCACCGACTACAGTAGCGCCAACTACGGACGCCCCATGGTCAGTAGGAGCTTCACAGTAATAGGATAGCCTGATGCAATGGACGTACCATGAGCAACCTTTTGATAAAGTACCGGAAAATGTCGTAGGATTCGTGTATCTTATCACAAATCTTTTGACAGGAAAGGCATATATAGGGAAAAAATTATTCACAAAGGCTGCTACCAAACAAATTAAAGGAAAGAAAAAAAAGATTCGAAAAGAATCAGACTGGAAAAATTATTATAGTTCGTCAAATTCCTTGCTTAAGGACGTTAAATCTCATGGAGAACAAAATTTCTCTCGTGAGATTTTGCGTTTATGTCAAACTGTTGGAGAATGTTCATATTTTGAAGCTAAAGAACAATTTACAAGATGTGTATTGGAATTACCTATGCTTTATTATAATGAAGCAATACGGTTGCGTGTTCATAGATCACATTTAAAGCTTGTTAATGGACCGGGGTATGATTCTCACAGCGAAAAAACTAAGATGAAAATAAGAGACGCAAATTCTGGAGAAAAACATGCTTGGTTCGGAAGACATCATACCGCAGAATCTATTCAAAAAATAAAGGCATCAAACATAGGTATACAGGCTGGTAATAAGAATGCAATGTTTGGAAAGCATCATTCTTTATTAACAATCGCAAAAATACGAGAAGGAAATATGAAGAAAAAGCTTACAGATAAACAGAAAGAGCGCATTTCACAATGGGTGGCGAAATCTATTTGGATAAGAAATATGATTACGAATGAAAATAGACGAATTTCTATACAGGATGTCATTCCAGATGGGTGGGAACGAGGGAGAATTGGATGGGCAAGTAAACATACCCCTTGACATTCGGCTGACAATGTATTATGCTTCCCGTATACCCAAAACGGAGGCAACGTAGTATGACAACCAAAAACCGTCCCTTTGTCGGCAAGACCCCAATGGCAATGGCCTTGGCGCAGGACTTGTTGCACAACCTCTTGAAGACGGAAGTCATTCGGCTGTATTTTGAGAAGCTGGATGGCACGATGCGTCGAATGAAGTGCACGCTCAAGTCCGATCTTCTTCCTGAAAAGTCTCCCATCAAAAAGGAAGTGAGACGAGAAAAGTCTCCCGGTCTCAGCATCTTTGTCGTATGGGATGTGGAGAAGGAAGACTGGCGTTCTGTCCGGTACGAGTCTGTTGTTGACGCTGTAGTCCTGTGACCAAACTCCACGCAGTCAAACCCTACCCCGGTG